TTGCTTGTTCGAGATAATCGTCCGCTCGCCGTACTGCTCGAAACGCTCTGCGAGGTCAGTTATGAACTTCGCTTCGTTTGGAGCCATTGCCGCCGTGTGGTCAATCAGTGCCTCGACGTGCTTCCGCGCCTCAGTCACCTTCTCTTCATTCGTCAGCGTTGATTCGCCTTGTAAGCTCATCCCAATTCCTCCGTAGCTGCCTGCGCGACCTCTAAATGATTATTTCGCTTCTGCTGCTGGTCTGCCAGCCAAAGCAGGAATTGCAGCGGTGATTCTAGCGGCGTTTCCAGCGAAGTTTCGTAGGAGCCGCGCAGCATGCCATCGGCTGCCAATTGGCGGATTGTTTCGCTCATGGCAACCTCAGATACTTCGCCACAACCTGGCACCACCGCAGAGAGTGTTTCTTGTATTGCTTGCGGTGGTAGGCCCTGCGTTGCTCAGGGTCAGACCAGTCTATGTTCAATCGCTCTTGCGTGCGCGTGGAGCCTCGATAGCGTCTTTGCTGCAAGCGTTTATATTCACGAACGGCTACTTTGTCTGTCCAATCCACTTTCCCTCCAGTAGAACCGAAAAGCATATTCGCGTAAGAGTCTCCAATCCCGCAATGCACTTAGAATCTCTAACTCATCTGGCATCAATCCGTTCCAAGTGAACTGTTTATCGAGGAGAGCTTGAACCTGTTTGTTCGACATTCTCGACACTCTGTCGCGCAATGACAAGTTCATGCGGATTTCCTCCAATGCAATCTCTTCCAATCCAATTTGTCGTGACAATCCCTGCAAAGCAAAGCCAGATTCTCCAAGCGGTCGTCTCTGTGCTCGCTGCGTTCGATGACGTGATGCGGGTCAGCGCCTTGCATCGTACAACGAGCAACCGTTTCTCCCGCGAAAGTAAGTACGCCCTGACAGCGCCCATTTTCTCTATCCCAAAGCTCTTGCTTGCGTTTCTTCCAGTCCGCGCCATACAGCCGCTCAGAACCATCCATCGCCACGCGGCTCCGCTTGTCCCTGTAGCCCAATCGCTTTTTGGCTTCTTCGTCACGCATCCGAAAGGATCCCGGTGTCCTCGCTTGATTCATCCGCAGCCAGATTTTTGATTGCTTCGTCCGATATGGCTGCAAGAATCTTGAGCATCGTGGCGTAGCCAAGCGGCGGATTGTTCTGGCAGAGCGTGATGTAGCGGTCCTTCTGCGTATGAAAATCCCGGTAGAGTTGCTCGTCCACCTGGAAAACGACGCGCCGATAGCCTTCAGCATTGGCTTTGCGCTTCTGAGCCTCTACGCGGGGCATGTAAAGTTTGCCGGGTTCCTCGCCACGACCCTTCTCGATGAGCCATTTACAGTGCTCGAAAACGTCCTTCACTTTCTCCATTATGGCACCGAAGGTCCTTCCTGCCGTTTGGGCCAGATGTCGGCTTGAACCGTAGCTGGCTCAACGGGTTTCGCGGGTTTGGCCTTTTTAGCCTTCGTTTCGATAGCCTTAGCGTTCTCGGCGTGCTCTTTCTTTTGGCGCTCCACTTCCGCGTCAATGGCTGCTTGTGGATGTACCTCAGAAACGATTTGGCGACCGCTAGGAGCGTATTCGTCCATCGTCTGGGACATTTCCTCATTGGTGTAAATATCGGCCAACTCAGGGTATCCCTTGCGCAAAGCGAGAGCCTCGGCGCACTTCGCCAGCATATGTTTCGGCATTTTGTTCCACATAAAGGCTTCGGCCCTAGTCAGGTCGCGTGGCGCGTATTCATCCCAATAGGCCACGCCGACTATTGGGTGTTCCAATCCCTTCTTCCAAAGGCGAATACGGGCTAATACTGGGATTCTCTTGTCGGTATCAAAGACAAACTCCGGTTCGTCGCATCCGCCAAAATCACCGTGGTCACGGCCTGCTAGCGCCCTATATCCGTCTATTCCAATCTGTATCACCATCTGATGGCCAGCCACCCAAATGCCCTTTTCGTCTTGATGGTGCTTCTGGACGTAGCGGCGCACGGCGTGAACCTGTCGGCACATCGGGTCTAACTTGTGCTTCTTGCATACCCAGAGAAATAGGGCAAACTCATCATCGGTCACACCCTTAGCGACCGTGCGCTTAAGAAGCTCGACTTCGTTCTTTTGGAGCCTGCGAGGTTTGGCTACTGCAAGCGATTTAGATGCCGTCTTCACTGTAAGCCTCCACGCCGGGGATAACCTCCCCAGCCTGTTTGACTGAGCGAACATGCTGGCCGATAGCGACCTCATCCGGTATAAGGAACTGACGCGGGAGTTTGGAGGCGTCCACAATGCGAAACTTCCAATTCACCCGCGCCTTTATTCCCGCAACTTTCGGCACAGATGGGGCTATTTTCACCTCCTGCACGCTAGAAGCAGCCACTAACTCCTGTTTGCGGGCTAACTCCTGTGCGGCCAGACGGTCCTCTTCGGCCTGTTTTGCTAGCCGTGCAGCTTCGCGCTTCCCAATCTCTCCGGCTTTGCGAGCCTCTTCGATTTGGGCATCCCTAATCTTCTTCTGCTCAGCGGCGGCAGCGTCCGCTTTCCGGCGCTCCTCGTCGGCCAGCCTTGCAGCTTCGCGGCGGCGTTCGGCGTTGACTCGTTCCTGTTCGGCTTCGGCCTTTCGGCGTTCTTCCGCCTTCCAGGATTCGGCTTTCTGGGCAGCTACTTCCACGATTTGTTTGGCCGGGTCTACGAACTTGGCCTTTTGGTTCCTCAGCAAGTCCATGTGGTCTTTGGCGGATTGAATACCAGGGTCTAGCTCGAAGCCCACTTTCTTGATGTAGGCGCGTCCATCTAAGGCAATCTGGCAGGCAGCGGCATAGGAATCCGCATCGCGCACAACGATTGATTCAGCGCGTGTTCGCAGCAAGGCTAGGCCAGTTTCGATTTCCTTTACTTCGCGTGTGGCAAGTTCCATGATTTCCTCTCTGATTTTCTTTGTGTTTGAAAAGCGGTGTTTGGGCTGCTCTGGCGTTGCTGCTGGCTGGTCGCTCATGGCTACTCACGGCCTTTCGTTTTAATGAAATGCTCGATGCGATTGGCAGCGTTCTTAGCCAATGCCTCTTGAGTTTTATATTTAAAGGAACGGTCAAGGAAAGGTTCAGGCCAATAGAAAAACAGGCGGTTTCTTTCTTCGTCTGTTAGGCCAAGAAGTTCACTGGCCACACCGGCATTGTTTTCAGCAGTGAATTGCAGGCCCGTACTAAGGTCAATTTTCTTGCCAAGTATGACCGTCCACCCGCCGATGCACGCTCTAGTCCCACACGGAGCCTGCGGGGAGCTTATAGCCCAAGAGAAACTCCAACGTTGCGGCTCGGCAAGAATATGCTTTTGTACTTTTCGCAGCAATTTCACGTTCATGGTTTCTCCTCCAAGTTCTCAGCGGCAGCGACGTTTTCTGCAACATCTGCAATTCTTTCTAGCACTTCGATGAATCTGTCCAATTTCATCATCCAAGCTATCCCCTGCACTAAAAACCCCAATCCGACTGCGAAGATAGCGCTTCCTGTATTCATTTCCATTCCTGCTCCTCGCGGTCAATGGCCGCTACTTCGCTTTCAATATCCTCCCACCACGCCTCATCGTCTTCCGGTTCTTCGAGCAGAGGCACATCGCGGTCAAGCTGCCAAAAGCTGTACATGTCTTCCATCAGTTCACCTGTCCAAACATAGAGATGCCCTCGGCCCGCAGCCACTGCATCGCACTTTGCTTCGGGCTGGCCAGCGTGAGCAGCAAGGCTTCCGTATCCCGCGCGGCTTCGGTCTGCAAAGCGACTTCAGCTCGCAGTTTGGTCAGTTCTTCGATGATGCGCTCTGCTTGAGATTTAGTCATTAGAAGCCCCTTGCTCAGCGGATTTACGCTGCTTTGCCGATAACCAATTGCAAAACTCACGCATCCACATATCACGATTCATTGGATGGAAGAAATCCTCGCGCTCGCTTTCGGCAATCGTTCCAGCAAAGACATGAAGGCCGGAAGCCACTATATTTGCCGCATTTTCAACATTTGTTCTTAGTGTTGGCATTTTCCTCTCCTCGTCTGCTGGCCCTGACTAGCTGCTATTTGACTTTCTAACTTTTCAATCCAAAGTGTCGCATAAGTCGGAATACTTGTCAAGAGAAATTATTAAGTTTATTTTTCGCTTGCAATCGCCTAGAAACGGGCGTATAAGAACTATATGCGAGGACCGGGCAGGCCAGCAAAGGAAAAGACCACGGTAATGTACGTGCGTTTGCCGGATAAGGTGGAGAAGGCTGTGCGCGAGAAGGCCAAGCGCGAGCGGCGTGATTTATCTGGGACTGTGGCCATGATGCTGGAGAGCCAATTGCAGAGCGAGGCGCGAGCGTGAATGAGAGATTCCAGTTTAAAAGGTGGGTTCCGCGCTGGCTGATCAAACTACTCTGTTTTGAGCATAAAATAACAACAAGTGCTGACAATTCAGGTGTTTACAGGCCATGAGCAAACGAGCGGCAGGCGGCAGGAAGCTGACAGAGGCACAGATATTGCTTAGGACTCATCTGCGGGAGATTTTCAGGCCAGACAGGGTAGTAGTTGAGTATCCGTTCATTTTGGGCAGGAGATTCAGGCTGGATGTAGCGGTACCGATGAGGCGATTAGGCTTTGAATGCGACGGCGGATATTGGGGACGCGGACATCGGCATGGATTGGCCATCGAAAAGGACTACGAAAAGCAAAACTTGTCACTTTTTCACCACTGGAGAGTTTTCAGGTTTACGAATCGGCAAGTTTTGAATGGTGACGCTAAGTTGTGGATTGAGGAGCACTTACGATGAGCGATCATGTGGATTAGCAACGAAACGCACGATAAGCTACTGGCTGCATGCGCTGTAAATGGCACATTCCATAATGAGTTACAGGCGCTACGCAACGCAGTACAGGCGAATCATGTTCGGCAAGATGTGGCACAACTCAGGGATGAGTTTGGGCGAATGCTAGTGGTACTCGATAAGATGTTTGATCGCCTCACGGCTAACAGCGAGCAAATCCGCCTGGGCTTTGAAGCCTCCACCAGCCAGCAGAACGCGGCAGCGGCAAGAGCGGAGAATTTGCGAGCGCTACTGCTCGACGTAGAGCAAGGCCAAAGCGAACTGGCGGAGCGTTTAGGTGCATTGGAGAGCAAATGGGAATTACTCGCAGGGGTTGGTGACCTCAAGGGAATGGAACTACGTCTTGGCGCGTATATCCGGGGGCTTTCCGGCAAAAATAAAGCCAAAAAGGCAGCGAGGAAGCGCAGCAAATGAGTAAGCCTCCGAACAAAATTGGCATTTGTATTATGTCGGCAATCTTTATCGCGGCAATCTCGTATACGGCGGGATGGGGTGGCGGTAAGAAATTCGCTCAGACGCATCAGAATCAGACGATTATGGGATGCGATGCACCTTTCCAGCTCAATATGAAGCACTCCGACGACAACACCTACGGATTCAAAGAAGGCGATATCATCAACGGCCAACTCCAGCACCTCCAAACAGAAATAGAATTTAGAAACGAAGAGGATAAGTGGCGGGACGATGCATTTATCCTGTTGAGGGATTGCGGCCATGTCACTGCGGAAACATGGAATAAGCTACGTTGCACAGAGCGGCGAAAGGAATGGCAGAAGAGAGGAGAGAAATTCCTCAAATGAGTGCGCCGATTCACGATTATCCAATTAGGGATGAGATTCTCTGGCAGTTCGGGCCACGGCTGGACGGACTCGACGTGTTGGAAATTGGACCCGGCAGCGGCTATACGGCTTGGAAGCTGGCGCCAAAGGTTGGGCAGATGGCGGTGGCTGATATTTCCAATCTGAGAATTGATTGGGCGCTATCTTATGTGGCAGATTTCACAAAGCCCGGAGCACAGAGGACTTTGGGCAAGTTCGATTTCATCTACAGCCTGGATATGCTCGAGTGCGTAAAAATAGGGGAAGGCTCGCAAGTCTTTGATAACATAAGGCAATGCCTCAATCGAGAAGGAACAGCACTCATCACATTCCCGAACCACAGCAAATTCCCCAACAACTATCCCACTCTCGACCAGCTCATCTACGAAATGCGAATAGGGGGAATCGGAGCGGATAAGTTCAGAATCTCAACTGTTGAGCTACGCGGCTGGGCACAATTCTGGTATAAGTGGGGCCATGACGTGTCAATGGGCATATTGAGAGACTTGCGCAAAAGCGAATCAGGCATGAATTATAAGACAACTTGGGCGTTCAAGAAACGGAACAAGCTAGACCGTTTCAAGCCGCTCATCCACGGCTATTGGGCTATCCTCAACGCAATCATCAAGTTAGGTGGGCCAGCCTACCGGCAAAAGCAAATCAAGGGAGAGATTTTGGGCAAGCAAATATTAATCAGGATATTCGCTTAAGTACTAGAACGTTGACAAGCCACAAGTTAGAGAGTAAATAGATTGAGTTAGATGGCAAAAGGACGCAAAACGGGTGGCAGGGTCAAAGGGCAGAACAAGGTCGAGTCTGCGGAGTACTTCGTCAAGCAAGTTGAGCAGGCTTTGGGAAAAGGCCAATGGAATGACAGCTTCATCAATCTGACTTGCAGACACCTTACTCGTGATGGAAAAGACGCAGCGCTTTCACTCACAGCACTCCTCAGAATGCTCGAAATGAAGTACGGCAGGCCAAAACAAACCACTGAGCATACAGGCAAAGACGGCGGCGAAATATCCGTGAAAGTGACGCACGTTGGCAATTGAAGTTCTAGTCAGGCTTCAGCCGAAACAATCGCACCTCCTAAAACTGTGGAATGACTCAGAAACTACGCGCATAGGCTTTGGCGGAGCGCGAGGCGGAGCTAAGTCTGGTGGTGGTCGCAGATGTATGCTGCTCAGAAGGTTAGAATACGCAAATACAACCGGCCTGATTCTCCGCAGAACGTATCCAGAGCTTTATAAGTCGCACATAATCAAGATGTTTGAAGAGTTTCCGATTACACGTGGCTGGTGGAATGAACAGCGCAAGGAAGTAGCCTTTCCGAATGGCTCAAAACTGTTCTTTGGCTCGGCAGAGCATGAAAAGGACATGGCCAACTTCTATTCGGCTGAGTTCGCTGACATCATGGTCGATGAGTCGCAGGAGTTCAGCCAGGATGAGCTGGAGAAGCTGACTGGCTCAAATCGCTGCACAAGCAACAGAGCGATCACGCCCAAGATGGTCTATACGTTCATGCCAGGGCTTTCTGAGGCAGGAATCCCGCCAAAGGGCTTGAACTACCTGAAACGCGTGTTTCCCGATGGGCAACTAAGAGGCGAGGAAGTAAGGAATAAGTGGGCATTCATTCAAGCGTTTGCGTGGGATAACGTGGAGTGGGCGAGAACAGAGCTTGAGAAAGATGGCCTGGACGAAGAAGACTTCTACTCATGGGACGAAGATCGTAGGCGCGAGTATTTCATAAACAGAACGCAGTTTGGAGCAACGCTCGCCGGTCTGACGAATGCTTACCTGAGAGAGGCCTGGCTGTACGGCAAATGGGGAGCGTTTGAAGGGCAGTACTTCCAGAACTTCCGCTATGAGAAAGACACGGTTGAAGCCGAAAGCATCATCATCCAGCCGTGGCATAAACGCTGGATTAGCGGTGACTGGGGATTCGAGCATCCTGCTTGTTTTCATTGGCATGCGCAGGATGAAGAGGGCTTTGTCACGACTTACAGAGAGTTCTGGAGTATTGGACTAGGCGAAGCGGCTTTAGGGCACAAGATTGGCGAACTATCGAAGGGCGAGCCAATCAAGAACTTCTATCTAAGCTGGGATGCGTTCGGCAAGCTCTCAAAAGAGACTCGAAGGCCTATTACCGAGTTGATTGCAAATGCTTTACCCTCGAATGTGGCCTATCCAACGCCAGCCGATGCCAGTCCTGGTACCAGAATCTCTGGCTGGAGATTGATGCACCAGTTAATCGAAGCAGAGCAGTGGAAGATCAGCAGAGAGTGCAAGAAGCTCATAGAATGCCTGCCGACGCTCGTCAGAGACATGCAGCGCAACTCTGAGGACGTTCTAAAGGTAGACCACAGCGAGAACTATGTTGGCGATGACCCGGCAGATTGTGCGCGGTATGGGCTAGCTGAGGAGCGAATCACGGTGGTTGGCAAGCCTCTTTCCCTCAGGCTCAAGGAGCGCGTGCAGGAAATCGTCAAACAAGCGGCACCTGACATGATGGTGCAGTACGAAAAGGCAATCGCGGAGAGCAAGAAGCATCCCACGACAATCCCCATCAAGCGGAGGCACTGGAGGTTTGCTAGGTAACAAATACCCCCTTGACAAAGGTGGTAGACTGTTTCCCATGCGTGAATCCTTGCGCGTGGCGTGGAACTGGATAGCAAAAGGGCGCTACACCTGCTACCTAGAGCAGGAGCTAGAACGTACCCGCACTGAGTTGCGGCAGTGGCAAGAGATATTCCTCACTGAGCAGGGCCTTCCAAAACTGACACCGACCGCACCACAGACTTTGCCGAAGACGCATGGCCGGATGCTGCCCAGCCAGTTCAAAGCAAAACTAGCGGCATTTACGATGCCAAAGGAGAAGCAAAATGGCAGCGCGTAAACCCGGAAGACCGCGCAAAGATTTGCCACCAAAGAAAGTATTGGCGGCGTTGGTCAGGGAATTGAAATCATGACGTGGGGACATACCAAAGATTGGCGCGGAACGGCGGACGAACGCTTTCTAAATGCGGTATGCATTGTCGCGAGCGGCTGTTGGGAGTGGCAAAAAGGAATTTTCGGTAAAAATGGTTACGGGGCACTCGATGTAGACGGAAGAACGATAGGAGCACACCGATTTTCCTACGAGAGATACGTAGGGCCTATCCCTAAAGGAAAGCACATTGACCACCTATGTCGTAATCGGAAGTGCGTAAAGCCTTCCCATTTGGAGTTGGTAGAACCCGGAGAGAATGTACTGCGTGGAATTGGAATAAGCGCTCGCAACGCAAAGAAAGCCCATTGTAAGCGTGGCCATGAGTTCACGGTAGAAAATACGTATGTTCGCCCGCACAAAGGCGGTAGGGCTTGTAAAATTTGCAAAGCAAATCAATATCTACAGAGCAAGGCGTGAGCATGTCCATGCACATCGACAACGTGAGAATGAATCTGGATGGCACGATGACCGTTACTCTGTCGGCGGACATCAATCCCACGGTAGCGGCTTCGTTTGCCGGGGCCGTTGTAACTGGCGTTGCGACAAACCCAAACCCTTCGCAGGTCGATCTGGTGATTACAGTTACTCCCAGTTCGCCTGTGCCCAGACAAGTAGTGACGCAAGACCCTGGCGGTTCAGGGACGATTGACGGCTAAAGGAGAAGCGCATGATTCTAACGAAGGAACTACTCGACAGGTTTTTTGGCGTGGTTAATCGGGGCAATCAGACCGATGCACGGGAATGGCTCCTGGAGATGCTGGGCAAGACTCCGAAGGAAGCAAAGGCAAGTGCGGCTGACCCTACGCTATTTTCAAAGGAAATCAATGCATTTGCTCCGCCCGAACGCCGCAATGCAGCGAAAGATACCCGGCCAGAACCAAGAGAAGAACGCAGACATGGAGCACCTGACCTTCGGCCATTTGTGAGCGTAGTGCCTGTAGTGCCAGCGAAACCGATTGTGCCGGTTGTAGCGCCGAAACCAGTTGCGCCTGCCGTTACGCCTGTTGTGCCACCTGTACCACCGAGCAAATGATAAACATCAAGCCAGCCAATCGCGGCCTGTTCACGAAGAAAGCCCATGCGGCTGGAAAGTCGGTACAGGCTTATGCGAATCAGAAGGCTGGTGCTGGCGGGAAACTTGGCAAGGAAGCGAACTTCGCGAGAATGGCCAAACGTCATTGGAAACCTCTCAGAAAGGGATTCAAGATATAAATGGCAGCCAACAAAGTACTTCAGGTCGGCACAGCAACGCTCATCGACACGGCAGTCACCGCTCCAGTTGTCGGCAACGTCTTCTCCTTTGCTGAGCACAAAGGCAGCGGCGACTACAGCGCCATCTTTCAGGCAGTCGGTACCGTTACTACGATCACCGCTCAGCTAGAGGTTAGTTTGGATGGTGGCACGACCTGGGCTATTGCGGTTACGGGTGCAAACTTCTTTGCAACGAACGCGGTAACGAACAAAGTGGTTACGCCGGTCATCTGCGGAGCTTTGTATCGTATCAACTACACGGCGGCTTCCGGTTCACTTGGTATCTGGTGCTGCTCGAACTAAATGACAAACCCAACCACGCTCACGGCACGAGACCCAGGCCAGCCCGACCCGAATAACCTGCCGCGTGAATTGTGGTACCCACTCTGGCAATTGCTGGTAGACCTTGAACGCATTGACGACATCCCCCGCAGGGAAGAAGTTAAGCTGATTCTTCAAAGACGCCTTTACATGCGTGGCGAGCAGTACTGGTGGTACGACAATTCAGCAGGAGCCTGGTATCCGCCGAACATGCTGCCAGCTGGATTTGACGAAACCGATACAAACAGCGGCAATTTCAAGAACGTTACGAATATCTTCCAAGCAACAGGGCTTTCTCTTTCAAGCGTCATCACGCAAAACAATACGAGAGCACAGTTTTTCCCTGCAAAGGCTTCTGACCCGCAGGATGTATCTACGGCCAAGAATGCCAGCAAGTTCACCGATCAGATGCACCGGAAGAACGATTGGCCAAAGCGCATGGATGAAGCAGGCTATTTCATGTGCACAGACGGGTTCTTTGGCGCTCATGTGCGTTATGTAAGCGATGGCGACAAATTCGGCCATGACGAAAGGGATATTCTTTCTCCGGTAGAGGTTCCGATAGGTCCAGCAACGGTTTCATGTCCTTCCTGTGGGTATGAAGCGGAAGGCAGTCTCGATACACAGCCGACTTGCCCCGATTGCGGCCAGCCAACACAGGAAAATCCCCCTCCGACCGCTACAGGCCTAGAGACTTTAGGCACTTTGCAGATTCCCAAAGGGCAGGAAGTTGTCAGCATCGTTCCGGCGTTGCAGATTCGTAGAACGGCTTATGCCGATGAACAATCTGACTTCCTGTACATGGACTGGGTAACGGACATCGACAAGTCCGTGGCGATTGCGACTTACCCGGAGAAAGAGGATTTGCTGTCAGGCACGACAGGCGGCGACGATGCAGGAACAGCAGCCAGCTATGAGCGCATCGCACGCAGGCTTCTTTATCTTGGCACAGGCAGACATTCAGGAGTGACACTTGAGGGCCTCGGAACGTTTCAACGGGCATGGATACGGCCAAAAGCCTTTTACCGGATTACGGACAAGGTGCTTCGGTCGCAGTATCTCCAGATGTATCCAAAGGGCGTCAAGATTGTTTTCTACAATGGCCAGTATTGCGAATCGAAAGCGGAAGGCATGGATGAGGCGTGGGAATCCATGCAGACGATGCCCGGCGAGGGGTCAATCCGAGAGACGCTGATCAGCTCGATTCTGCCGATTCAGGACCAGCTCAACGATTGCACGAATCTTTTGTTTGAGATTTGCATGAATGGCGTGCCGGAGGGCTTTGCCGATACAGAATTATTTGATATTGAAGCTCGGAACGAGCAAGTAGCGAATGCGGGCAATATTACGCCCGTGACTTTGGCTCCAAATCAGGACATTCGGCAGAAGATGCAGTTTACACAAGCCGTAGAGCCTTCGATGGCCATGATGAAGTACATCGACATGCTGATGAACGCCATTCCTCAGTTTCTCTCAGGTAACTATCCAGCCCTTTTTGGCGGAGATACAGGCTCAAACGACACTGCGGCTGGCATTGCTATCCAAAGAAATCAGGCAATGGGCAGAATCGGGCGTGTCTGGCGCAATTTCCAGCAATTTCTGGCGAATGTCGATGCAAAAGCAGTGAAATGCTTCGCCAATAACCGCACTGAGGACATGGAAGTAGCTCAGCAGGGCGATACAGGCGAATTTGACACCGATTTCGTGCGGCTTGAGGACATGCAGGGCAATATCGTTGCCTTCCCGGAAGTTGATGCGCAGTTTCCGGTCCTCGAAGCAGATGTACGAGCGCTTTTGCTGAACTTATGGAATGGCGCGAATCCTATCTTCTTGCAAGCAGTAGCCTCCGCAGAAAATCTTGAATATACATTTGGAAAGTTTGGAATTTCGGATATTCAAGTCCCTGGTGAGCAACAGAGGAAAAAAACTAATATCGACATCCAGAGACTATCGCAGGAAGCTCCGCAACCAAATCAAATGGGGGCGATTGACCCCCAAACTGGCCAGCCTCAACTAGTTCCCAGCATTTCTCCCGATCCCGATGTTGACGATTTGAAAGTAGCGGCAGCTACGGCAAAGGGTTGGCTAATTAGCGATAAAGGAATGATGGTAGAGGCCTCATTCAATCCGGGCTGGCAAAACGTAAAACTGTTCTCGAAAGCCTGCGCAATGATGGAGAAGCAGCAGGAGATGCAGCAAGCGGTCGCGGCAATGGCTCTTCAAGATCAGGGACCACTTGCCGACGCCGGAGGGGCTGGGGCCATGCTCCCACCGCCTCATCTGAAGCCAGCGGAGAAGAATCCGCCTAAACCGAGTTCTGCTTCTGGAAGTCCAGGAGCGGGAGCATAGAGCAAATCGCCTAGTCAGCGTTAAATGACGCAGCTCTAAGGAGAAAAATGGCAACGACAGTAGTAACACCCCCCGCCGACACTCTTGAGCAGAAGTTTGCCAAGATTGAAAGCGGCGCAGCAAGCGCGGCTGCGACACCGGAAGTGCCTCCGCCAAGCACAGAAACGCCTGAAACTCCGGCAGCGGTGCCGGGGCAGGAAACTGCCGAACAACCGACCCAAGGCGTGGAACCGGAAGAAACAGAAGTTAATCTGGACGAAGTGCCGGAAGGGACTGGAGAGTTTTCGGAGTTCAAGGACCAAATCAAGTCAGCTCCAAAGCTCAGACAGATTCTCGGCCAGCACAAAGCCTACGTAGAAATGCGTGGGGACCAGCCGTGGGAAGAGTTCAAGGGCATACACGAACGCGTACCGACACTTGCCGACGCTGAAAAGCTGGTGGAAGAGTCGGAACAGGCGCGAGCTTTCGGTAAAACCTACCGCGAAAGCCCTGCCGAGTTCGTGGAAAGCCTCAGACAATCAGACTCTCATGCGTTTACGAAGCTGGTTTCCGATCTGCCGCAGATTCTTGCAAAGACGGATGTAAATGCTTGGCGCGACCAGGCGGCATCCTACATTGACCCTGTGCTCAGCAATCTCTACGGGATTGCAGCGCGGGATAAAAACGAGGCACTGGCTCAAGCGGTTCAACTCGTAGCTCAGTCACTTGGCATTGCACCGGGACGCACCGCGTCACCGGCCAGCAATCCTGAAGTCGAAGAGTTGCGGAAGAAACTGCAAGAGAAAGAACAGTCGGAAGGCACGCAGGCGTTTGAATCGTTCTGGGGACAGACCGACAGCGTAGTCATTAATCGCACGGTTACGGAGATTGAGGCAACTCTTAAAAAGGCTGCTCCCAATGCTTCGGAAGCGACGATGAAACGCATGGTCAGGGAAGTCTACGACAAGACGCTTCAAGCACTCGGTGAACAGCCGCAATTTGTCGCTCAGATGGAAAATTACCGTCAAGGCGCACAAAAAGGGCGGCAAGGAATTTCCGACCACAATGCCATCGTTGATTTCGCCACAAAGCGGGCAAAGCTCGTCATTCCGCGTGTGGCGCGAGATATTGCAAGCGAGTGGAGCAAATCCATCTTGCAGACGAGCAAGCAGACGATTGAGACAAAACAGGCAATCGCCGCAAAGACCAAAGACGTTGGTTCCGGTCCACAAGCAACCTCTTCCGCTGCTGCTGCCGTGCCGAAGAACGGTAAACGAACATCGGAAGACGTATGGAAAGAAATGGAATCCGGGAACTACGTTCCGCCTAAAGCGCGGGTTTGATTTTTAGCGGGGATGCCAAAAGGAGATTGGAATGGCTTCAGTTGAGGCAAACGTTCAAGGCCTAGAACGCGAGCTGATTGTTTACAAAGATGGTATCCCCGAACTTTTGGAGATGGACTCCGTCCTCTACAACCTGATGGAAAAGCAGGAAGCAGACCCGGCATCGAACAGGGCAACGCGTATTCCGTTGCTTCAGTCGATTGGCGGAACGTTCCAGCAGGTGAGTATGGACGGCGGTTCGGTTGGCGACACCGGAGGCCCGGTGTGGCAGACCGCAACACTTACCCCGTTCTATTACACGTCAGGCTTCAGCTATACCTTGCTTGCGAAGTACGCAACCACGGGCGCTGAACGCGGCGTGAAATCGGCAACGGGCGAGGTTATGCGTCTTGCGGTCAAGCAGTTCAAGACGTTCCTCGACATGCTGATGAACACGGCTGGCAACGGCGTAATCGGAACGATTACCTCGGTGTCCACCAATACCTTCACAATGACGACTGACGGCTTCAAGGAAGAACTCGTCATGGTCGGCCAGAACGTGCAGGTGTACAACGCGGCGCTTACCACAAACCGTGGCTCGTCTACGGTGACGGCATTTGACCGTGTAGCTCACACGATTACGGTAGCGGCGGCTCCGGGCGGCAGCATCGCTACGGACTTGCTGGTTATCGGCGGACTTTCCGGCACGCTTACGGCGCAGTCTTCGCTGTTCGGCATCCAGTACCACCAGTCGGACGCGACTTCCGGCACTTGGCTGGGCCTGAACCGGGCGACTGTTCCGCAGGTTGTGACGCCTAGCGTCAATGCAGGCTCTTCCACGCTGACAACGGGCATGGTTCGTGCAGCTTTGAATCGCATCCGTTTGAACCTGGGAGACAATTTCTTCAATACGGAAATGACGAAACTCATCTCCTACCTGCATCCGGCACAAGCCGATTCCTACGAGTCGATTGCGCTGCTCATCAGCAACATCTGGAAAGACCCAACCGGCAACCAAGCAGTAGACCTGATGTTCAACAACCAGTCGGGACTCAAGATGTCGAATGTTCCTGTGGTGCAGTCCATCCATCAGGACCGTACGCGCATTGACTTCCTCTGCCTTGGCTATTGGGGGCGTATCGTGGCCACCGATACCGGCTTCCTGACGATTGGCGACAAGATCGTTTGGCCGAAAATCGACACTTCCACCGTTCCAGGCGGCTTGCTTGCACAGGAGCAATTCTGGATGAAGGCTGGGGTCCAAATTTTCAACCGCCAGCCAGCGGGGAGTTCGTATATTAAATCGCTCGGATTGCCCGTAATTGGTTCATCGAGCATTTACTGAAGAGTAGTTTTACTCTCTTGGGGCGGGAGAATAACTCGCCCCACCTTAGAATTATATTTCTTGCAGTTGCAGGAAAGGCACGCGGGGACGATATTAGAAGCCCAATCAGTCCCGCCCTTAGATAGAGGAATACGATGGTCTTTGGTAGCGGTCTTGAAGGTGAGAGGGATTTTGCAATAAAAGCATCGCCATCCGTAAAAGGCCAACCGGGATTTCCATTGCTCAAATGTATGCTTACTTGCAGAATGCTTTTTATACAGCCTTCTTTTATGTTGGTTGCGCCTAGCAAGATGAGAGAACTTTTCAGGATTGTTTTTCCGCCAACGATTAGCATTATCTATAGCTTTTTTCTTGTTGGCAGGATTGGATTTGAACTTAAAATACCATTTTCTCTTATACTCTTTCATTTTTTCTGCATTGGCTTTAGCCCATTTCTTATTAGCGGCCAGAATCTTAGCTCTACGGATTGGGTTTGTATGGAAAGCTTTATTGCAGGATTTTCTAGAAGATTCTCTCAGTTTTTCAGGGCGACTAGCTTTGGCTTTGAGGTATTTCAAATGTCGTTTGGCAGGGTCGTACACGGAGGTATTTTACCGTGAAAGTCCCTGCCTATTTGCAAAAAAGTATTCGGGAAAAAGGGGGATTAAATCCTCATGGTCTACCTAATTTCAGGGTAATTTGGGGAGGGGACAGATTTACATGGATTGGGGGTAAATGGAATCACCATGACGACAGCGGTAACGTAATCGGGTCGCATATCGGTCTGGAACGTGTGCACAAGCATCCGGAAGCTAAGGACCGTTGGATTCTTGAAGTGTGGTGCCCACCAGAGAATTATGGCTCTGAACTTGTCTGGGAAACGATGTTCACGGAATGGATTGATGGTCAGAAAGTTGAGACGTTGGGGCCATTCCCTCGCCAAGGGGAATATGAAATCGTAAAAGTAATTGAACGCGAGTACAGGGATTCCAAAGGCGTGACATGGAAGAAAGAGTTTGTTCCGCTTACGCCGACTATCTGCGATGCCATCGTGGATACGGCTATCAGGAATCGGGATTTACCGGAACGCATCAAGAAAGAAGCGAAGCGGGCCATGTTCGCGGAACAAGAGAAGGCAGAAGACGATAAGTTGTGCGACAAAATCAGGAAGATTGAAGAAGCACGTCCCGAATGGGCAAAGAACGAGCATGTCATCATGCCCAGTGATTTTGAGATTTCTAAATTCAGCTAGGAGGAAAGATGGGAAGCATTCAGATTTGCAATACTTCAAAGGAACAGATTCAGCTTCCGCGAAGGACGTACAACACGCTCGGCTGGAGAATTCCCGCTTGTCCCGCAGACAAGCCATTCACCAGCATCGTGATTGACGACCAGATGGATGTGAAGAAAATCTACGTCACGTATGCGGAAAGCGAAGCGGAGAAAATCCCCGTGCCGATTCCTTACCAGCAGGTAGTTGCAGACTACTTCGCCAATGAACGGCTTACAGAGCGTGGCTGCTTTACTTGTGCGCCCGACCATATCCCCACTGAAGCGGAAGTCACCGCCGCGCGCCAGACACGCATCAAGTGGCTGCAAAAGCTCATTGAAGCGGGTGACAAAGAGTTCATGCGGACAAAGAAGATTGAAGAGATTCCCGACATTTGCAAAATGGCCGTTGATGAACTGGGGCTGAAGAGGGAATGGGCGATTGTCGCTCCTCCGCCAATGACGCAGTGCCCTGCTTGCGGAGAATCCATCAACGTTGGAGTCGCAATCTGCAAGGGCTGCCATGCAATACTCGATTTCGAGAAGGCAAAACAGTTTGGCCTTGTTCAGGAATCGGAAGAAGAAAGCGTGCCGGTTGCACCGAAGCGTGGACCGGGACGCCCCAAAAAGGAACCTGTTCCTGAACAGGATTTGGATGGACCCATCGGGGGAATCTAATTGCCGGTACTTGGCACAACTGCGTTTCCGTTCGGTAGTGAGTGTTTCTCTCTCACGAGAGCAATGCTCATGGATGCGGACATTCCGTTCACCGTGACGATTCCTCCTACTGGGGCCGTACGCACTTTAGGCAGTCTCGTCACGATGACGACGAACTCTCCGCATAACTTGCAGGCGGGAAACATCATCCAGGTGCAAAGCGTCTCCGATTTGAGCTTCAACGGAACGCAGACCGTACTGGCGATTCTCAGTCCTACACAATTTACCTATACCAGCACGGGAGCAAATGTCACGAGCGGTAACGGAATCATCTCGCCGGTAGTGCAAGGGGACGTTTACACGGATACCGTGCTCATCCCTCTGGCTAACAAGGCTTACCGCAAAGTACAAAGCAGATTGCAGGAAAACGGCAGCAAGACGATGACGAGCGAGAACTATCTGACGCTTCCTGCAAATGCCACGCAACTCCTCGATACGACTAATCCCCAACTGCCTGCTGACTTCCTTGGGCCGCGTGACGTTTCAGAAAGAATCAACGGGTCAGGACTGGCCTATGCGCCAATGGGACAGGTGAACGTACTTCCCAGTTTTTCGGATTCTTCCGTGAGGCAGAGAAATGGAGTCTTTGCCTGGTATGAGGATGGGCTTTACTTTCCAGGCTCCGTAAATTCTATGGATATAAGGCTTCGTTACTTCGTGGCTTTCCCTGATATTTCAGATGGCAACGGCCAGTTCACAATCCGTGGCTGTCAGGATGCCATTGCGACATACACAGCGTTTCTGGCTTCGAATGCACGAGGCTCGCAGAATGCCAGCATCTTCCTCGGCATGTTTAACGAGGACATGAAGGAATTGCTCAATCTGCAAGCGCACGCAAGGAACTATCTTGTAGGCAGGCGCAGGGCGAACAACTCCGGGCGCGGCTCAAACCGCTACTGGGGAACAAATAGAATCTTGTAGAGCCAAAAACAAACGGGTGAACTCAACCCTGAAAAGGAGCAGCAAATGGCGGCAGCAGCGACAATTACGAAAAAGAAATACGATGGGAAACAGCTGTGGGTCTACGGAACGATTGCACTATCCGGCAGCTATGTGCAGGGCGGCGACACGCTGACCTTTGCAGGATTGGGTATCCCGTCTTCGCTTGTACCCTTTGCTGTTCAGTTTGAGAGCCAGATTGGCACGGCGGCACAGGCGCTCAACAACTACACCTGGGTACCTGGAACTACGCAAGCCAACGGAAAGATCAGGGCTTTTATTGGCGCGGTAGCTGAACTGGCTGCTGGCGCTTATCCTGCTGCGGCTACCGGCGATCTGATCAGCTTCACGGCACAATTTGAACTGAGGTAACAGTGGCACTTAACGGCTATCAGGCGATGAAGGTTAGGGAGTTTGGCGGGCTGGCCACTTGGACAGACCCGACTAACCTTCCTCACTTTATGTCGCCTGATTGTTCTGACATTGAGTTCCTGCCGGGGTTGTGGAGAACACGCCCCGGCCTCACCACGGAACTTACTTCCGCTAACCCCGACAAAATCAACTACCTCAAGAGCTTCATTTTGCGGGATGGCACGGTAAGAACACTGTGGCTAGATTCGGACGGAAACCTTTTCTACGAGAATGTGACTACCGCTCCCGGCGTTGCGGTTCCGATTACCGATGCCACGATGATTCCAGGAGACTTCGGCAACTCCGTAACTCTATTCGGCAGGGAATACATAGCCTTTCCTCAAGGGCAATTTGGTTCTGATATTCCAAGAGCCTATGACGGAACAAACACGGACAGGGTCAGCCAAGTAGGTCCCGGCGCTGCTCCTACGGCTACGGATGAGGTTTCCGTACTATCTACCCTGGGAGCGCCTAACGGATTAGGATTCCTTGCGCAGGGCGTGATTGTAGCTTCCCCTAACGGTCTTACCCAAACGGGAAATGTTGTGACTGTTTCGATTACCGGAGGGGGTGGCGCTACCGTCCCCTTGGTCTTACAACCCGGAGATTCCGTAACGATTGCCGGGGCTGGCGTTGGTGGCTACAACGGTACCTTTGCCGTTGCGAAAAGAATTTCCGCCACTAAGTTTCAGGTCTATAACAACACGCTGGGGCTAGCTAATTCTGGCGGCGGTACGGTTACTTGGCCTATCTATGTCGCTACTCTGACGGCTCCCGGTCCTTGGCCTTCCACTTTTACGATGACCTCACGATTTTCCATGACCATCGCCGGAGCGGGAGTAGCTGGGTATAACGGTACATGGCAAATCCGCATGGTGGGCAATACGGCAATCTATTTCATAGGGCCAGCATTGGGATTGGGGCTTTCTGGCGGAGCGACCGTAACGCTAATTGGAAACATTCAGGCCGGTGTGCATCAGGTTACGGTGATGTTCCTGACGCGCAATGGTTATATCACCGCACCGGCTCCGCCTCTATCATGGACAGCAATTGGCGGGAAAAGGGTGCAGCTTACCAATATCCCCATAGGTCCTCCGAACGTAGTAGCGAGAATCGTGGCGTTCACTCCTTTTTCAAGCGACAGCTTCTTCTACATCCCGGATTCCACTAATTTCGCTTCCATAATGATTATCAACGACAACACGACTACTTCCCAGGTATTCGATTTCACGGACGTGGATTTGCTGAACGGGACAAACGTAGACAATCTTTTTGAATTGATTACCCTTGGCCCAGCAGCGGGAGTTACTTCCTACAATAATCGTCTCGTCTGGTGGGGAGAACTAAACAAAGTAGATGATTTCGTTAATCTCTCCTTTGACGGCGGATTCACCACAAACCCCGTAGGAACTTACCCGCTTGGCTGGACGCCCGACGCCACCAGTTTTACAGGCGGCGGATTTTCAGGATTCGGGCAGGTATTCGGAAATGCCTACGCTATCAGCGGCGATGGAGTTACAGCGACCAGAGGATTAATCACACAGCCAGCCTTTCAGGATGCTTTCGGAGCACAGATTTTGCAGCTAAACACGAATTACAGCGTGCGGGTCAGGCTAGCAAGTGTGGGAATAGGCCCTTTCACGCAAGGAACTTTGCATCTTGAGTTTTTCAGCAGTGGAACACTTGCCGGTTCTTTTTCAATCCAGTGCAAGACGCTGACTTCTCAATTTCTTACTTATAGCGGAAGTGTGCTCTCTTCTCTGCCTACCATCCCCACTGACCTGACGCTCAGACTTTATGTCGATGGGACGCCGGACAATCTGGCTACTGTAGCGATTGATGAAATTGAGTTCTTTCCGACCTCACAACCTTTTCTAAATACACAAGTACGTTTCTCGAAGGTAGAGGACCCTGACAGCTACGATGGACTGACTTCGATCTTGCAGCCAGCGGAAGAAAGTGGACAAAGCGTCAATTGCTGCTTCGTTTTGAGGGATTATCTGTATTTGGTCAAGGATAGGAGCCTATTCGTTACGCAGGATACAGGACAAACGGAGCC